TGTCACGAGATGCCTGTGCAGTAGTCGGCTGATACCCCGGCACTCCAGGCTGATAAGACTCCATCCGTTGAATAGCCGTCTCAGGCTCACGAGCAAGCTGGCGCAGAACATTGCCGACGATGACCTCCCTACCAGCCTCTGTAAACGGCCTTACAAGCTCTCTACCGCCCGTTGCAGCCCTTTGTGCAGCCAGAGTAGCAGCAGAGCCTACAGAGGGCGCTAGAACGCCTGCACCCATACCTAATGCTATCTGCTCGATAGGCCCAGCACCCTCCTCACGACCCAACCCAGCAGCGGTAGCAGCGGCAGCACCACTACCAATCTGGAATGCAGGGGATTGCGTAAGCAGTTCTTTTGCAGCTTGACCACCAGCAGCAGACGGAGCAAATCGCTCGATTGCTTGCGTTGGTGACGGTGGGGTAACTAAAGAACCTGGCAGCGCACGACCCAACCCATACCCGCCCAGCACGCCAAACCCTGCGCCAGCAATGTCAGACACAACACGCTCTTGAGGCGTTGCAGGCTCAGGCAGCCCAGCCTGTGTTAACAGTTGCTGTTGAGCTTGAGAAGGTAGCTGAATGTTCTGGCCGCCGATCTTGTTAATCAGCGAGATCAGCGCATCTGATGCCATTGTCGGCAGACCAAGCGTACCTGTTACAGCAGCACGACCGGTAAGACCAAGTTGCCGACCAATCTGCTGCATCAGCTCTTGTGGGCGCTCAGGGGTGACTGCTTCAGCTACAGTCTTTGCGGTTTCGGTTACAGCGCGTCCAGCAGCCTCTAGGGGCGTTTTCTGGCCGGTGATGATACGTAGACCTTCAGTAGATACATCTTTGATTCTACCGGCTGCAATGGCTTCTAAGTCGGCATCTGATAGTTTGGTCAAGTCCATCATTGCCCCCGGTTACGTTTGAGTTCGCGCTGCTTTAGTTCTTCACGAGCCATATCTACAAGACTTGGCTGTGCTGTAGTCATAGATTGTAACGCCGTTAACTGATCTGCAATCGGGTTTCGCAATATATCTTCAGTGCTGCCATACGCTTTAGCAATCTCAGCATACGGCCCTTTTTGCCGTTCAATCGATGCTGCACGAGATTTAACCTGTTCAGAAACAACCGCAAGCAGTTTGTTACGCTCTTCAGGCAACAATGTCTGTCCATTAAACACGCTATTTGCATACGCTTTAATCGTGTCAGGGATTGATCTGTTGCCAAGAATGGTGTTTTTATCACCCTCTTGAACAGCCCCAGACGGGTCATAAATCTTGCCAACAGCATAGATCAGCGCACCGTCCGCCGCTTTGTTGCCAGCGTTGCCTTGCTTGACTGCATTTACAGCAGCGGCAAACCTGTCTGAAATCTCAAACGCACCAACGTCTTTCAGCACCCCACGCCAATCACCTAGTAGGCTTGACTTTGCTTTGGCTACAGCAGTCGGGTCTGTCAAGTCAACGGCAACTTTTGGAGCTTTTCTTTCTTCCTGTTGATTGATGAAGTTCTCAATTTGCTTTCTTTGGTCAGGACTTAGTTGGCTTACCGGAACATTAATTCCAAGCACCTGCATAGCCTCTAAAACACGCGCAGCAGGCTTCTCCATCTTCGGCGCACCAGCAATAGGCTGCATACCTTCTTGAGTCATCTCATACAACTGCTGACCTTCGCTGAGAGTCACGCGCTCCGGCGCAGTCATCTTTCTAAATGCTTCTACAGTCGGAAGAACTTTTGCAGCGACTGAAGGCGCTTGTGTGAGCAGTGCTTGCAGCGTGTTCATGTCAATTTGCGGTTGACCGACACGCATCCCGGCACCAGGCATTAGATTACCTTCGTCATCTCGCAAAGGCGCTTGCGTAGGCTGACCGTAGAAGGTCGGCGTTTGCTGGCCTTGCGTTAGAATTTTCGGCATCAGTTGACGAGCTGCCAGTTGTTCTTGCTCCAACTGACGCTGCTCAGCAATCTTACGAGCCAACTCCATCTCTTGCAGACGCTGGCTATATACGTTCTGATATGCCTGCTGGCCAGCAGAGAGACCTTGTATCAGCCCTTGTCCCAAACCGGGACGTACAGCAGCAGGCCCACCAGCAGCCAATAGACCTAGACCGAGGTTCAGCAGACCAGCCTGCCTAGCTTGACCCTGTAGACGAGCAGCCTCTTCCTCGCCCAGTAGACCAGTTGCGTAAGAGGGTGCTTGCGGAAACAACAGAGATGCAATATCCATGATTCACCTCACAGCAGCGTTACAGGGCGCTGTTGTACTAATTTAGGAGCGAGTAGAGACTGAATGGGGCTTATGATGTCTACGGGTCTACCAGGCGTAACAGATGCAGAAGGCGCTGCTGTTGGCGATCGAGACAACAGACCACCGATGATCGGCCCCAAACCACCAAGACCACCACCGCCTTGTTGCTGTTGACCACCGCCCGTTGCAGCCTTAATTGCTTCTTTGAATGCGTCAGTTACAGTGCCAGCAAACGCGCCGCCTGTCAGATAGTCGGTAATGTCTTTGAGCGTAGCAGCAGGGCCGAGTGATGTAATCGGGGACGTTGTAATAGGCGCTCCAGTTACCGTCTGGTCTGATATAGGCCCGTACCCTTCGTTACCCAACAACACGCCTTTATCGAGATTGCCAGCGGGCAGATCCGGCGCTGTTCTCACGCCTGGCAGTGTTGGTTTATCAGGCAATACATCTCTAGGCATCAGCTTTTCTACGCCCTCTGCTGGAAAATCCAACAACGGCCCAGGTTGACCAATGTCCAGCATGCCCATCAACCGCTTTGCTTCTGGACTAAGCTGCCCAGAGATATCTTCAACAGCAAGCGGAGGTTGTGCAATCGTATCTACAAGCCTAGTATCACCCGGTACACGTACAGGCTCGTTTATCAACGCACCCAGTGTTGGAGACGTATCGGCAAACGGCATGTAAGATTGCTGCGCTTGTCCAAGCAGGTTTTGCGCTGCTTCGTTATAGTCACCAAACCCTGAGAAAATATCTTCAAGTTTTGGCGCGGCTTGAAGCCCAGAAACTGTCGGTAGTTGCATCCCTGGCCCCATCGACGCTTCTATCGCAGCAAGGTCGCTAGGTGATACCCCAGTCGGTAACTGCGTTACAGGCAAAGATGGCGTCCCAAGAGATGACTCTAACGCCCCGAGGTTTGTTGCCGCTATTTCTGGCGATATGTTTGCTAACAACCCAGGAGTTACACCAACCCCGGTAGGAACGCCCATCGACGCTTCTATCGCTGCAAGGTCGCTTGCAGCGATTGGGGCTTGCGTTGTAGGAACATTTGTTAATGTTGTTCCAAGAGACGATTCTAATGCACCTAGGTTTGCTACTGCTTCTGGAGAAATGTTCGGCAAAACATCCGGCGCAACGGTTGCAGCTTGATTAACAACACTTGGTATATTTGTACTTAAAGATGGGAGTGCAGTCCCTTTCGCAGCTAATAGTGCATCAGATGGAGTTATTTTCCCATCCATATTAAAATCAAATGACAAATCTGTAGGGATTCTCTTAGTAGCCATATCAAGTAGATATTTTCCTCTCTCTGTTGGGTTCAACATTGAGAAAGCATCTCTTGATAAAGTACCTGAAATTGTTTCTACAACAGGAGGTGTAACTGGCAACGTCTTAGACAGCACTTCCGGTGCATATGTTGCAGCTTGATTGACAGCATCTAATATATTTGAAGAACCTAGAAGGCTAGGCGTACCCATTGAGGCTTCAATTTGTGCAAGGTCGCTTGCAGCGGTTCCAGCACCAAATAGCGCCTCTTTGCCGTACGCAAGAGCACCGCCCAACGCGGCACCCTTAAGAGCGTCTTCGATATCTCCGCTTTTTAATAGACCGCCAACCCCACCAGCTAACGCCCCAGCGGCAGTGCTAGACAACCCAAGACCAGCAGGCCCAAGAGCAAACCCTAGCGCAATCGGTGCGGCAATCCCAGCAAGTTTTTCTAAACCGCTTTTGACAGTAGCCTGCTGTTGGGCTGTGAAAACAGGAACACCATCTACAAAGTTGACGTTAAACCTAGTAGAGCCTTCCCCAGCAAATGTACCACCCCAAGTTCCACCAGTGTCGCCCATTTGTGCAAAAGCATATTCAGGCGGTATCGCTTGCCCTGTACGCTTGTTTATAAGCGCATTTTGCTCTGGGCCTGGGCCATAAATCTGTTCGCCACTTTCGCCGCCACCGCCGATAACTTGATCCGGCCCCGGAACCTTGCGAACCTCTAAGTCGTAAATAGTTTTTACGCCTGCCTTTGCAAGCTGACCGGCCATGTAGTCAATAGTGTCATCAACAGAAATGCCAGAGTTCCAATTTACACCTTGACCTGCTAGTGATTTTTGTTGATTAGCAATTTCTTGCCGGATGTTTTCTTTTGCATCTGCAACGCTCATATTCTGAAGACGATAATCTTCTGTCTTCATGTACTCTTTTACAGCGGCAATGTTTGGTGCCATCGCCTCTTGGACTTGTTGATACGCGTTTGACGGCATTTGCCCGACTGGGGCTTCCGTCCTGATTTCTGGGCTTGCTGAGAATGTTTGAACTGGCTCCGTTTGTCCTGGCAGTTTTCCATACACAGCCGCATAAACAGTACCCAAACCAGTCCCAAGCGTATCAATTAAATCTTGATACGACCACGTTGCCCAATCATTACCAGTTCTTACGGCCATGATGTCACCTACTTCTTAAGACCGAGATACGTCAAAAGACCAGACGCAACAGCAGCAGGGATGTTTAGACTTCCATCAGACCCTAGAACCGCACCACCGGCTAATGCAGCACCGAGAGACTGCAAGGTTGGGTCTGATGTGTATTGAGTAGATACGGTCTGACCAGCAGGAGCACCGTATACAGACCCTAGAAAGCTCTGTAGCGCAGCATAGGGCGCCATCTGCTCTTCGCCATACTTCTGCATCTCAGACGCGATTCTGGCTTGTTCATAAGCTTCACGACCCTGCCCGACAGCCAGTAACTTGTTGATGTCTTGGTACTCTGTCTGTGCAAGAGTCGGTGCCATTTGTGCAGCCGCTTCTTGACGTCCACGCTCAGACTCGTAACCTCTAAACGCAAGCGTTCCACCGATATTTGACAACTCTCTTGCCAACCCAGTCGCGGCACGCTCTTGCAGTTGTTGCGCCGCACTAGATCCATACCGGCCAGCACGCGAGGCTTGAGAGGTGATGTTGGCAATCTGATTCTGGAATGCTTCTTCAATCGGTGTTTTAGCAGCGGCGAATGCGCCTTGAAAGAACGGATTCATTCCGAGATATTGCCCACCGACAACATTCTGCTGTTGTTGCAACGCAGCCTGTGACAACGGAGATCCAGTCATTGCACGAGTCTGCGCCATCTGCAAAGCCTGTTGAGTAGCCTCGGATGGTGAAACATATCGTTGTCCAGCATAAGGCTGAATCGGGCCTTGTTGATACAACTGTTGTGCAGCCTGCAACCCTTGTTGAATATACGGCTGAACAGTCGCACCAGGCGCTGAAGTAACGGTAGATGAAGATGGGCCACTCATGTCACACCTCTGCTGCCCACTTGACGGGCTTGAAACCCTGCTCTGGAGCTACCTGCTCCCAGCCAGGACGTAATGATGAAAAGGTTAGTTTCTTAGCACCAGACTCTTTTGCAATCTGCTTGGCAAGTTCCATAGCACCGTCCAGATTCCACTCTGCCCAACCAGCCCACAAGTGCATTCCAGTTCGCTCTGGCTGCATGACAGCAAACGCTACAGGCTTGTTCTCTTCAACAGCGAGCCACAACGCTGCACGGCGCTCTTTGCACTCTGTATAAACGTCTTCAGGCAACCACGGCTCAGGAGATACTTGAGAGATCTCAACGAGCTTAGGGCGCACCCACTCCCACACAGAAGCAAGTTGCTCAGGTTGTACGTATGTTTTAGCCAAGGACAACATATTTGTAGGTCTTATCCGCAGTTGAGTTAGCAAAATGGTTGACAGTGCATTGACCTTGTATCTGGTTCGATGCGTACACGTCAGACGTTGATGACTCGTCTACCTTGTTAGCAGTGACAATGACACTAGGAGTCGATGGGCGAGTTGGGCTTGTCTGGGTAGGGATCTGTTCAAGAATTACAGCAGTGTTAGTAGTCGACCACATTATTTCAACGTAGTCGCCAGCATTAACTTGGTTGTAAAAGTTCAACGCTGCAATCAAGTGGCCTTTAACAGAACCATGCTTATTAGGAACCGAGAACTTTGAGTTAGACCCAGCAATATCAGTACCGTTCTTTCTGAACCACACATCAACATCCTGAATCTGCGAGTCATCGTTAGCAAACTGAATCGAGAACTGAATGTTATAGATACCACCCGTTGCAAACGTGATCCGAGAGTTGCTGACAATGCTGACACCGTTACTGAAGTCAGTTGTGTTCAGCGTAATTGCATATGCCGCAGTCGTACTCGCAGCAGACTGGTCTGTTGTGTCTTGAAATGCCCCGTAAGGCACGTTATCCGTGTTGGCAGCAGCAGAGGCAGCCACAAACAGAATAATGCTGTCCCCGCTGATTCTGGGGTCATACAGAGTGGTTGTAGTAGCACCACCCGTAGCAAGCGTAATAGTCCCTACAGAGTTGAGCTTACCGTCAAGAGTCCGATTAACGATCTCTGCAACGTCACGAGGTGTACCACCCTGCTGAGGTAGTCTGCGAAACATTACCGGCCACCTGTCGCGCCAACATCAATCTCAACACCAACCGCACGAGTCCAGTTGCCTGTAGGAACCAATGAGATACGATGAAACCGGCCATTAGACCTGAGAGGCACCCTGTTCTCAGTCGACGCTGCTACAGCGGTAGAAAAGTTCAGATTGCCATCAAGCCGCTGTCTGGAAGCAACAGACACCGTTGCCGACCCGTTGTCAACAAGAGGTCTAGCAAGTTTCAGAAGCGTATTAGCGCCTTCTGTCTCAATGTCGCCAGTCGTTAACACGGCGTCAGAATTAAGGCCGGAGAAGGTCACAACCTTTGCGCCTCTGACGCCACCGAGAACGATCTGACCACCTGCCCACAAACGCGAGTCAAGAGACGCTGGGAGAGCGTCTAGAGAAGCTGAGTAGTTATCGAGGTTCTCAAGCGTGGTTGGCTGGGTCGCAAGAGTCGAGACGTAATCAACATCAGTTTCAGCATACGACCACTTATCAACCGCCCAGTTGTAAAACAACATGTACGTGTTGGCAAACGTATTCGTGAACGACCAGATAACAATTTTGTTAATCGGATCGATTGCTGACGAAATGTTCTGCAACAGAGACGGGTTGATGTTCTCATCAAACCATCTGTCTACACGCTCATTCCCGATGGGTTTTACCGTCTGCCCATCGCACACATAGAACCCGTCATCAGATAGAAAGTACGTGAAGCCACCAGACTGAACGACAGAACCAGACGATAGACAACCAAGCTGCCGAGTAATGTTGTCGAACTGGAAGTACAGAGGCGCACCAATGTACGTCATCCGGTAAATCGACTTCTCCAACAACACAATACCGAACTCACCACCAGTGATGCCTTTAATGTCGCCACCGTCAGGAATCACCTGTGAATCACTTTGAGAACCAGTGCCAGGCGTCCAGTTAGTCTCATCGTTGATGTCAGACCAAAAGATTTTAGACGGTTCCGCTGTGGTGTTAGCCGCTACAACAAAATCACGAACGACAGTCACATACTTGGCAGCAGGCGCGGCTACAGCAAGGTCTGCAAAGTTGGTAGACGATCCTAACGTGTAGGCTTGAAGCTTCTCTTTGCCATTAGCAAAGATGATGACTCCACCAAACTGAGCATAGTCCCAATAATCACTCAGCGTATATCCGCCAACTTTTGATACGTCATCAAGACTGGCATCGTTAACGTCGAACTTGAATAGCTTTGTCGTGCCAGCAGCAAATAGGTATTGAACCCCACCAAATTTAGGCGGCACAGACAACAATAGATCCTCGCTCGCGGCTGTAGACAAATCGCCTGCAAGAGGGAACGGCGCAAAACCAATACCAGTCGGAATGACATTCTTGGCTTCTGTCAGGTTCGCCCCCAGACCTGCTTGGTCTGGTGCCCACTGTTGGAACAAGACTTTCATCGCGCAGTCACCGACATAATGAGAGGTGAAGCACTGAACTCACCACGATCATCCGATTCGCGCAGACCCAACAGACCACGGTCGTACATGGCTTGCCAAGTCGCAAGACGAGCATCGTTCATCAGATACGGCTCAGCCTCTGCAAGACTTCCATACAACAGAAGGTCAGGGCAGTTAGCAAGAAAGACGTTCGATGTGTTGCTGTCGCTTAAAAACGCAGGCGCAGCGTAGTAGAGCAGCGGAACAGAGTACGTTGTGTCAGGGGTAGGCCCAAACTTCACCTGGCTCG